ATGCATTTGAAAAGGCTGGAGACAACATTAAAGACGACGATATTCGTCTGTTAGTTCAATCTGGCGTTACTGCACCAATTATTAACGACTCTTTAACGTTTGATTCGGTTACATATCGGGTTATGAGCGTTGCAACAGAATCCCCATCGGGTACGGACATTTTTTATGACATTCAGTGTCGATCTTAAAGAATTTGCTCAAAAAACAAACAAAAAGGTGTCTACCGTTGTAAAGGAATCAGCAATTGACTTGTTTTCAGAAATTATAAGGGAAACTCCTGTTGGTGATCCGTCTTTATGGAAAAACCCACCTCCAGCAGATTATGTTGCTGGTAGTTTACAAAGTAACTGGCAATGTACATTAGATACACCAGCTTCAGGCAAATTAACGACAATTACCGCAGATACAGCGACTATTTCAGCAATGGAATCAGTTGTTCAAACTGCAAAAGCAGATCAGCCTATATTTCTTACTAACAATCTGCCTTATGGCGAAAGAATTGAATATTTAGGGTGGTCACACGTTCAAAAGCCTGAAGGAATGGTTCGAGTAAGCGTCAGTAAATTTCAGAATAAATTAGCTAAAGCATTAGCGAAGGTTGCGGCATGAGTACAATATTTGCAGACATAAGTTCCGCGCTAGATTCAAGATTGAACACCCTTGCAGGGTCATCGCCTATTGCATGGGAAAACACAGTATTTACTCCTGTAAAAGATACGCTTTATTTGCGTCCTACTATTTTGCCAGCATTGACGACTCAAGCGGCATTAGGAACAAGCGGAATCGACGAATATATAGGAATCTACCAAATAGATATATTTGCGCCTAGTGGTAAAGGGCGTGGCGAAGCAGAAACAAAAGCCGATGCAATAGCCGACCATTTTAAACGTGGTACAGATTTGTCTAGCAATGGAAAAACCATACGGCTTGGCAATGTATCAAGAAACACAGGAATACGAGACGAAGATCGTTTCATTATTTCACTCTCTATTAACTATATGGCTCATGTAACTCCGAGGTAAAATATGACTATCGCTACTGGCTCACGCCACAATCTATCCTATGTTGTTGAAGCAACATTTGGAACAACTCCATCATCCCCAGGATTTACACCAATTCGCCACACTGGAACAACTTTAGGTCTGTCAAAAGATGCAGTTGAGTCAGAGGAATTGCGTGAAGATCGACAGGTTGCCCATTTTAGACATGGAAACAAGTCTGTAACGGGTGATATTAACTTTGAACTGTCATATGGCGGTTTAGATGCACTTTTAGAAGCAACTTTGTGCGGTACTTGGGCTACAAACGTCCTAAAAGCTGGCACAACACGCAGAAGCTACACTGTGGAGCGCCATCATCAAGATATTGGTAAATATTTACGCTCTACAGGATGTCAATTCAACACAATGTCGCTATCTGTTGCGCCAAATTCAATGGTAACTGGCTCATTTGGCATTATTGGCTCTGGTTTTTCAACATCAGGCTCTGCATTAGGTAGTGCTACTTACAGTGCTGAATCTACAACTGCACCTTTTGACTCTTTTTCAGGCTCAATTAAAGAAGGTGGTTCAGCAATCGCAATTATTACTGCACTTGAGTTAAACATTGATAACGGCATGGAAGCACTCTATGTTGTTGGTTCTGCTGACACGCTTTTACCGTCCATTGGTAAATCAAGCGTTACAGGTTCTGTTACTGCTTATTTTGAAAATACAACTTTGCTAGACAAGTTTGTTGCTGAAACTACATCTTCAATAGAGTTTACGTTGACTGATGCGGCTGGCAATGACTACATCGTGCTGTTACCTAAAGTAAAGTATAACTCTGGCAACCCTGAAGTTAGCGGCCCTGGAGCAATTACAGTAACTTTAGATTTTGTTGCTCTCTATAACTCTAGCGATGCATCACAAATCAAAATTACTCGCGTACCAGCGTAATTTCATAGATCGAGGATTAAAATGGACATTAACCAATTATTTACCGCAGAAGCACACGAAGAAGGGGCTGAAATACGCATTAAAAGCCCTTTAGACGGTGCTGAAACTGATTTTTACATAACCCTACAGGGCATAGACTCAAAAACGTACAGAAAGGCTGTACGGAAGTATCACAGAGCCTTGCTTAACGAAGAAGAGGGTGGAGAAATTGATCTTTTAGTATCTATTACAAAAGATTGGCGTGGTTTAAGTGATGGTAAAAATGATGTGCCTTTTAGTGCGGAAAAAGCAAAAGAGTTATACACAAATGCTCCTAGTGTCACAGCGCAGATGGATTCTTTTGTTGCTGACCGCAAAAATTTTATCAAGGGCTGACTGAGGAACTTAGTCGATATGCTAAGTGGCAATTTTGGTCACGAGGCTTTGACAAAGGCTCTAAAGTCAGTCGTATTGATAATCTTAATCAAGTTGCCAAGTCTATTGGTAAAAAACCTAAAGAATTAGAAGATGCGCCCAAGTTAGACCCAAAATTAGGCTATTTATGGGCTATTTTTGTTGATCTTAAAAATTCTGCGCCAGATTGTATTACTTACCCCCAAATTAACGCCTATATGCAAATTTATGGCGATCTTAGTGTGTTTGAGATCGACGCTATCTGTCATTTAGACGCTTTACACTCTCAAGAGATTAATAGTTATGGTTGATGTTTCTAAGTTAGTTATCAGCGTTGATAGTGATGGAGTAAGAACAGCTACGGGTGATTTAGAGTTATTAAACAAAGCTGGCACAAAAACAGAAAAAACAACTGAAACGTTAGATCAATCTGTTAAAAAACTGACTAAACAGTTTGAAATACAAGCTAGAAATGCTGGCAAGTCGGCAAATGAAATCAAATTACTTGATTTAAAAGCAAAAGGCGCAACTGATGCTCAGTTAAAAGCAGCGCAAGCAGCAATGAAAAACGCTGAAGCTATGAAAAAGCAAGCTGATGCCGCTAGATTTGCTGCTCAGTCAGCAGGGGCAACTGGTGGCCCGTTTAGGGCTATGAGAGGCTCTATGCAGCAGGTGTCTTGGCAGTTACAAGACGTTGCCGTCCAAGCGCAAATGGGAACAAGTGCATTTACTATTCTTGGTCAGCAGGGGCCGCAAATTGCCTCTATCTTTGGCCCTGGAGGAGCCGTAGTCGGAGCATTGGTTGCATTTGGAGCAATGGTTGGTGGCGTTCTTTACAATAGCCTAACTGGCGCGAGTGAACTTACAAAAGAATTAACAGAAAGCATTAAAGATTTACACGAAGAAACTGACAATTTAAATGGCGCGCTACGTGAGCTTGCTATGTTGCAAGCGGCTAAAAGGCAAAAAGAATTAGAAAAAGCTATTCTTGAAGCCACAGAAGCAATGGCAAAGTCAGAAGTTATTATAAAAAGTGTTGCGCTTGGCGCTGTGGTCATGGATTCAACGCTTGAAAAAGCAAATGACACTATAACGACACAAAAAGGAGTAATTGCATCTGCTAACGCAGAATTAAATAAGCTATCAAAGCAAACTGATGGTATGACTGATTCGACAGAATCGTTACTTCTAAATTTACATGAAGAAAACATTTTACTTGGCGCAACTGAGTCGCAAATTGTTGCATACAAAGCAGTTATGGCTGGCGCTACACAAGAGCAAGTTAATTTTGCTGTATCATTATTTGAAGAAACTCAAGCGCAAGAAAAAGCAATAGAAGCAAGAGAAGAAGCTATAAAAGCGCAAGAAAAAGCAATAGAAAAACAACAAAACTACACAATAAGTTTAAATGAGCAGTTGGTGCTTTTAAACTTGTCAGGTGATGCCCTTTACTTGTATCAAGCAAGTTTGCAGGGTGGAACAATGGCTCAAATTCAGGCCAATGCTGAATTATTGAAATCAATAGCATTAAGAAAAGAAAAGATTAAAGCCGATGGTGATGCAGCTAAAGCAAAAGTAAAATCAGACGCTGACGCGGCAAAAGCTGAAGAAAAAGCTGAACAAGATGCACAAAAGATGGCAGCAAAAGCGGCTCACCGCGGATTAGATAAAATTACTCTGCTTGCTTTGCAGCAAGAGGCAGAAAGAATTCAATTAGCTGATCATTTAGCAAAAGGATATATTACTCAGCAAGTACACGATGAGGCATTAAAAGGTCAAGCGAGAGAAACAGCGAACGCTTTGTCTGAAATAGATAAAAAAGCGTTGGCAGATAAGCAAGCTATAGCCGATGCAAAAGCGCAGATTGAAGATCAAGGATTACAAAACGCGCAGAAGGTTGCTAGTGGCCTTGAGGGAATTGCAGAAGAGGGAACAGCCGCACAAAAAGCATTGTTCGCAGTATCTAAAGCAATTGCAATTGCAGAAATTATTGTTGCTACAGAGCGCGCTGCGGCATTAGCTGCCGTCTATGCTGCTGGAGCAGGGCCTATTGCTTGGCTTGCGTCCCGTGAGGGAATTAGAGTAATGGGTTATGCCTCTGCTGGCATAGTTGCTGGTACAGCTATTGCTGGAGGTCGCGCATTAGGCGGTCAAGTCAGAGGCGGTGAATCCTATCTTGTCGGTGAGCGTGGCCCAGAACTTCTTACAATGGGTACATCAGGCCGTATTGCTACCAATGAAAACCTTAAAAATGCTGTTGGCGGTAATTCTGGCTCTGCTGTTACTGTTAATCAAACTATTAACGTCACTACAGGCATACAAAGCACTGTCCGAGCCGAAATTGTAACGTTGATGCCTCAGATTGCTCAAGCGGCTAAAGGTGCAGTAGCTGATGCTCGATTGCGTGGTGGTAACTTCTCTAAAGCAATGTCTGGAGCATAATTAATGACAACCTTATCTTTTCCTTCTGTAGCTGTGCAGAATATGACTATGCGCTTAAAGCGAGTCGTTGCAGTTTCAGAATCACCTTTTACTTTAGATACTCAAGTGTTTGCTCATCAGGGCGCAAGATGGGAGGCTGAAGTATCTCTTCCTCCTCTAAGCCATGAACAAGCAAGAACGGTAGAAGCCTTTATTGTTGGACTTAAAGGCCGAGAAAACACCTTTACCTTTGGCAATCCGCTACATACCAGCACAGCTAGTGCAACAACATCAGGCGCAACTGCAATAAGAGCAGAATCTTTAACAACAACATCAACCGCATCAGCGGTTAGTGCTGGGACTTACTTTCAGCATGGCAGTTATC